GCCTCCTTTTACATAAATTTTATTTTATCAGAAAATCAGTCTACTGTCAATACACAACAGGAAGTATTTAACCTAACGATAAATCAATCAACAAGTGCAACAAAAATTCGCATGATTTTTTGTGTATTTTCGCACAGCACAAACAGACCGCCAAGTTTTCTCTCCTTGCAGTCCGCCAAAATTGTTCAGTTTCACCAATACGTTTACTCTCGCCCTGCCCTTCTGGCTTTCAGTCCGCTCTTTATATAAAGTCGATTCACTCCGTACTACGCTGTCAGTCCTGCCTCCCGCAGACATTCTCGGAACACGCTGCCCGCACTCTTATAGCCCAATATCCTGCGCGGGTAGCTATTGATCCAGCTCTCCGTGGCCGCGATTTCTGCTGCCGTAACCTTTGAGAAGTCCGTGCCTTTCGGGTGTTTACGGCGAATCATGGCGTTGATGTTCTCATTGCTGCCGCGTTCCCACGAAGAGTACGGGTGGCAGTAGTACACCTTCGTCCTCTTGCCATCCATGATGCAGGACTGCTCTAACTGGTCAGCCAGTGCGAACTCGCTGCCGTTATCCACGGTGATGCTTTTATAGATGATGCCGAACTTCTCCGCGCCCAGCTTCTTTTCCAGCGCGTTGATAGCCCACACGGTAGTTTCGGCTCTGCGATTTGGCACTAGTATAATGTTCTCGTTCCGGCTCTTGCGCTCAGTCAGCACCAGCAGCGCCGCCGTGCTTTTCTTTTTGCCAGAATATACCGTGTCCATCTCCCAATGTCCAAACTCTTCCCGGTTCTGGATTTTCTCCGGGCGCTTTTCGATGCTTTCACCTGCCGGGGCGCGGGCGGGGTCTTTCACGCGCACTTTTGCATACTTGCTTTTCCGCACACCTTTTCGCGGCAATTCCTCTTGTGTCAGGCGCAGGAAGATTCCTTTCTTGATGTAGCTGTAAATCGTCGGCACAGAAATATGGGTCTTGAATGTCCGCCCCTCTTCCTGCGCATAGCCATATACCGCTGCCGGGGAGCAATCCTTATCTATAATAGTCTGCTCAATGTATGCGGCAAGCTCATGATCTTTACCAATTTTCAAGTCCGGTCCTTTTTCTCGCAGGTGTGCTTGGTATTTTTGTTCTGCTATGTCCGGGCTGTATGTTGGGATCAGCTCCCACGTCTTGCTGTCTAACCGGTCATAGCTGCCTCTCTTCAATTCCCGGTACACTGTGGAAGGGTCTACTCGAAGTTTTTCCGCTATCTCTCGTGTTCTCATTCCTTCCTTCTTCCACTTTTCAATCCGAATGCGGTCCGTAAGGGTCAAATGCTTGAACACTCGCACGCCGTTTTCCTCCTTCCGACTATGGCGTTTGTTTTCGTTTTAAGCGTAAAATATGCGGTGTACCGTTGTCAATGCGCAAACTTTCCACACTTTGCACATTTCCTTTGTGCAAAATCCCCAGACAAACAAAAAACTCCCCGCCAGCGGCCCGGTAAAAGGCTGCCAACGGGGAGATTCATCACGGCTTATTCAATTATGGCGCAGGCTCAGTGTACCCGCTTCTTCAGTTCCTTCATCACGTTGTCGGCCTGAATTGCCTCCGGGGTGAAGGAATTGTTGTTCCACCATGCCAGCAGCGCGGTGACGGTCGTAATGCCCGCCGTCACAAGCTGCTCGACAGTGCTGCTCTCGATGGGCAGGATGGGCTTGCCCAGAGCGCTCAACACCTGATTTGTGAGTGCCAGCAGCAGGCAGGCGGTACGGGTGATAGTGGCGGCAGTGATCTTGTAGGTACTCATAACTTAGTCCTCCTTGTTTTCCTGTTCGGATTTCTGTTTCAGAATTTCAATGGCTCCGGTCAGAGCCTTCGGAATCGGTACGCCCATCAGGCCGGCGTTTTCGATGATGGACAGCGTTTCGTTGGCGATGAATGCGATCACGGTCGCATCTCGAATAAAATTAGAACCCATGACCGTATCAAGGTGGCACGCCACCAGTACGATCAGCAGGGTCACACCTTTGCGGCACAGTCCCTTCCACCCGGCGCGCGATTCCAGCGCACCGTTTTTGCTTTTGGGACTGGCATGGAAAACACCTGCCACCACCAGCCCGGTGACGTAATCGACTGCCATGAACAGGACCAGCGTAGAGAGCGCCGCGTCCCATCCGCCGAACTGGCTGGCGATAAGGCTGCCGATAAGGCCGACCATTGTGCAAATGCCATTCTTTACCGAATCACCCATCTGGATTTCACCTCCCGAACATCGACGTGTACAAAGTTGTCCGTGTAGTAGCGGCCAATGCCGCCCCTGTCGGACAGCAGCGTTTCGGCGTAGTCCGCCAGCTTGTCCACCGACACTCCCTCGATCCGAATATCCGCAGCCTTACCATAAAGGTGCTGCGAATACTTGGAAGCGTTCTTCTGACTGGAATTGTGGGTTGCCGTGCGGAAAGCGCTGTTGATATGTACCGCCTTACTAAAGTGGTCGCGGATCTTCTGCAGCAGCGTCACCAGCTCGTCATCCACAAAGATCGGGTCGCTGTGATCCTTGCACTGAAACTCCCAGACATGGAAGTTTTTGCTCAGAGCCTTCTTCCCGTCCTTCGCATAGGAATATGCCTTGATTGCCATTGTCTATTTCACCTCTTCCTTTTTGGATAAGATAGAATTTCCCATAGGTTTGGTTGAGCTTATGTTTCAGAGCCATGCACTCGCAATGGCTTAGAACGCCTCGGTAGCTGCCAATGGTTCGCTCCACGTCCTCCGCTGAAATCTGCCCGTCCTCATACTGTCCCAGCACTTGCGACAGCCGCAGCTTGATGCCGCGAATCGTGGCGTGCCGCAGGCGGCGGTGTGTCGGCCACAGCCTCATGCCCACAAATTCCACGCCCTGTTTCAATGGCTGGATGCTGGTCTTATGGTTCAGCGCAAGATTCAACTCTCGGCGAAGGAATGCGCCAATCTCATCACGAAGCCGTGCAAGCTCCTGCTTGTCATGACCGATGATGATAATGTCATCCATGTACCGGATATACCAATGGACGTGCAGCGTATGTTTCACAAACCGATCCAAGACGTCGAGGTAAATGTTTGCAAACATCTGTGAGGTCAGATTGCCAATGGGAACGCCCACGTCCTCCAAGCGGCACTCTGGCGGCACTTCGTCTGCGCCCATGCCCTCCGGCAGACCAAACTTTGTTTGGTCGCTGTGCAGAATCACGCGGAACAGCCACATCATGCGCGGGTCTGTGATCTTCCGGTTCAGGATTTTCAGCAGGATTTCATGGTCGATCCGGTAGAAATACTTTGAAACGTCCATTTTCAGAGTGTAGGCCGGGCCTCCCCGGTCTGCCTGCCGCATCCAGTATTGCAGTTGATCCAGCGCCGCGTGTGCGCCCTTGCCTTTGCGGCAAGCATAGCTGTCTGAGATAAAGCCCTTGTCAAAAATGGGAAATACAACTTGGTAGATACCCCACTGCACAACGCGGTCGGGGTAGTGCAGCGCCATCGCCATGCGCAGCACAGGCCGTCGAATCCAAAATATCCGGTACGGTCCTACCCTATAGGTCTGCTTCACCAGACGGTTTTTCAGGATGATGCAGTATTCGGCTTTGCGCTGCTCGAACACCAGCACTTCCGTCCTGTCCCTCTTTCCCTTTCTGGCGTGCTCATGCGCCGCCATCAAGTTTTCAAAGGCAACCACCTGATCAAAGATGTTTTTGTAAGTTTTCATTTTTCAGCCTTCCGCACCCGTGACATATTCGGCCACTCCCCACCATGCGCCGGGCGGTGGGATATTCCGGCCATTCTCCCCGGCATACTGTCTGTCTTGATGCGAATACAAATTATTCGTGCAGCGCTCCCCGGCGCCGCCGATGGATCCTGGCCCCTTTTACCCGTATAATGCAGCCCATCTTTTTAGGCAAGCTGCGATTCATCTGACGGGGAAAAGCGGAACGCCGCCCAATGTTGCCGTTGCGGTTGCCGCGCACATTGTTGAGGTTCAGCTTGAACACGCCCGCGTTGGAAGTGTTGTTCCAGCTGCCGCCCCGGATCGGGAGACGTTGTGATGGTCAGGCCCCAGTTATGTAAAAAGGCAAGCCGTCTATTTAGACTTCTTGCCTTCTACATACTTACCGTCTACCCGTTGCAGATAGTTTCCGATCATTCCACCGATTGCCGCGGTATATGTGCTCCATACTTCGTACTGGTGCGACGTGATGCAGGTAACAGGCTGCGGCGGCACCTGCGGTGCCGCTCCGCCTTCCTGTTTCTTGCGCTTTTTCTTTCGCTCAGTGCCTTGCGGGTATAGTTTGGGACTTGCCGCCAATTCAAGATAGTCCCTCAAATCCTGCAGTTTCACATCAAGCTGGCGCAATGTATCACGCTTGTAATATTTTTTCTCGATCTCATTGCAGATGTGCAGCATCTCGTACATGGTTTCCCGGATTCTCTTTGCGAGAAGATATTTTTCCTCTCGTGGAAACTGGACGAGGATGGGACTTCCGTAGAAGATCATCCTCTTCACCATTTCCTTCGTCCGAAAGCCAGATTGCGAAATGTCCACCTGCGCTTCGTTCTTCGTACTGTCCATGTTGCACCAACCTAGGCTCTAAAAATATTGGGGTGGCTCTCGCCACCCCATCGGTTTACTGTCGGTCAGTTTACGGTTTGCCCCTCTTATCAGAGGGAACCCACAAAAGCGGAACGCCGCCCAATGTCGCCGTAGCGGACGCCGCGCACATCGCCGAGGTACAGCTCGAACACGCCCGCGCTGGAAGTGTAGAGCCAGCTGCCGCCCCGGAGCGGGAGACGCTCACCCTTGTTGATGGCATACAGGTCATCACCGCCGTAGTCACCGCCCGGCTCCTTCGGGTATACGCCGATGCCGTAGAGAATCTGCGGCGCGGTAGACAGCGTGGTAGCCAGAGACGCGAAGCCGGTGCCACGGCCAGAATCGCTCTGGTCAGTCAGTGTATCGGTGACGAGTGTCCACTTGCTGTTGCGCCAGTCCAGCTTGATGGTGCCTGCCGTGCCGGGTGCCACAAGGCTGCCGTCGGCGGCGATGGCTTTCCACAGGCTGCTTGCAGAGGACAGGTCTGCGGTGGCGAGGGCTGCGTCATTGTGCTGGATGATCTGAATCTCGCCGTCCACGATGCGCATACCTGCCGCCCACTCCCACGCATTGCCGTTGAGATCGCAGATGCCGGACAGGTCGTTGTTGTGATTCCAGCTCACCGGGCCGGAGCCGGTCAGGGTCAGGTTTACCTTGCCGTTGCTGTCGTAGTTGGCCGGGGTACCTTTTTCCCATGCGTGGGCATGGTCGGAGCCATAGTTGTTGTTGCCGCGGGGCATAAAGCCGTTGGCGCGGCACCACAACTGGATTGCGGCATACATGGCATTGGTGGCAAGCGTCCAGCCTTCGCCCTTGCTGCGGCTCTGGCTTACTGCTTCGTCGAAGTTCACATTGACCGCCGGGGTCTGCATAGGCAGGCTGCACGGTATACCGTTCACCAGCGTGTCGTGATACTTGCCGATGCAGAAGTAGGGCTTCTCCACGCCATCCAGCTTGAAGGCAGGCAGCACGGTATCATCGCCCACACCCACGTCCTTATAGGTCATCTTGTTGATGGGGACCACCACAGACGGCAGGCCGAACTTATCCAGCAGGGCGGTGTTTTTGCCGCCGGAAATGCCTTCGATGGCGGCTTTGAAATCCGCAAAATTAGTCATAGCTTCTTACTCCTTTCGCTCAGTCGATTGCCCACAGGGTCAGGAGGCAGCGGGAAATATCGAACTTCACCGGCTCCTTGGTGGTCTGCTCCATCTCGCCCTCGCCATCCACGGCAGGGACTTTTTCCACCTTCTCGGTGTAGGCACGGGCGGGAATGTCGATCTGCGCCGCATAGGACAGCTCGTCGTTGTTCTTGCCGATGGAGGTTGCCAGTGCGCCGTCCCATGTGCGCACAACGTCGATGTGAACCGGCTCGTCCTTCTCGTACTTGGCGAGATTCATCATGATCTCGTCATCGCCCAGAAAGAGCTTGCTGCCGACCACCTCATAGTCAAGCTTGGTGCCTTCGTTTTTCTCGATAACCTGAATCATAGCTTAGTACCCTCCGTTCATGTGGTTGTCACGGCAGACCTCGCAGGTCTTGGCGGCGATCATCTCCGCCTGTTCCCGCTGCTCTGCGCTGATGTTGCCCCGGCAGCCGAAGCTTTCTGCCACCTGAGCCTCGTATGCGATGCGCTCATCACTCTTCACGATCACATTTGCCATGCTTATACTCCTTCCTCCCCCGTGGGGGCCACGCCATCCTCGTACTCCGGCGCAGGAATCATGCCGCCCTGCACCTCGACTTCCAGCGTTACTTCCTTGGCGTTGCCGGTGTACTGCACCTTGAAGCCGTTGAGCAGCTTGTCTGTGACGACGATATTGCCCGCAGTACCCGCCGGGTCGCCGTCAATCGCCACGCCGTTCGGCATCACAGCCGAAACCACACGGGCCGCGATGATGTAGTCCGTGTTGTTGCGGGGCTGCTTGAGGGCGATAGTTTTCTTGGAGTTGTTGGCGGGGTACTTCGCGGTGTTGTACAGGTAGATAACGTGCATCTCGCCCGTCATGGCCTCAATGTCCCGATCATGCTCTTTCAGCACGCGGGTAGCTTCGGCCAGAAGCAGGCTGTTTTCCAGAATGCCGCCTTCCATGTTGTTGAAGTTTTCGGCACTCTGGGAGGTGCCAGTTTTCAGCACTTCGCCGTCTACCCGCTCATGGGTGATTGAACCGTCGTCATTGTCCGTTTCTTTGAAGCGGTTGACGAACTGGGTCACTCTGTCCACCCATTTTTTGAAATTGTACATAGGTGTCCTCCTTATCCCTTTGCGCTCTGTTCGGCCGTAGTCTTGTCGGCGCTCTTGAAATTCAGGGCGACGCGCAGAAGTGCGCCTTCGTCATCTTCCTCGAACTCGATTTGCTCATTGCCGACCAGCTCCTTGGTGTACATAGCCTGTTTGCTGGTATCCAGCAGTGCGACCTCCGTGACAATGCCGCCCGTGGACTCGCCGGGCGGAATCGTCATAAAGAAAGCCAGACGACCATCTTTCAGCGTCTCCACGCTGTCGATAGGCACCGTCTTGTAGGTGCTGCCCACTTTGTAGCGTCCCAGCGCCACACGCACTTTGGTATACTCGCCGAACAGTCCCAGTGCATAGCTTGTCAATGCCATAGCCTTTCACCTCCCTTCACTGCACAAGCGGCTCTTCACCGCTGCGCTTGCCTTTGAACTTGGTAACAGTGACTTCAACATCCACATCCAACACCGGTTCATCCAGCACTGCCGGGATATTGCTGGCACAGGTTTCCGTGCCTGCCATCGTTGCTTCCACGTCATGCACCTCCGTTTCTGTTTCAATCGTCAGATCTGTATCATAGATACCGGCTGTCGTTGTCCTATACGGGACAGTGCCAGCCGTTTCGACTTTGTACCCGGTGGACTCCTGCACGGTTTCCACTTCAAGCTCCGCCTCTGCCAAGGCAGCTTTGGTCGTATTTTTCGGCCATGTACCCGCCCGCTGGTTCTCGCTGGTGTAGGGGGCGATTGACTTTTGGGCGGACTGTTCGGTGTCCACCATGAGATCCGCATCCATGATGCCAGCATGAGTGGTTCGGTACGGGATGGTGCCTGCCGTTTCCACTCGGAAGCCATTCACCGTGTTGTCACTCTCCACCAGCAGTTCACCATCGGCAATGCCCGCATGGGTAGTTGTCCGAGGCCATGTGCCAGCGTACATCGTTTCACTTGCATACGGTGCCTTGTAGACCAGCGACGAGAACTCACACTCAACTTCAAGCCCGGTCTGCACCTGCAAATACAGGCTATCGAGGTGGGCGGTCATCCGTTTGTAGATGTTCACGCTGCGGCGAATCTCCCGGCGTTTTACCGGAAGAAGTGCGCCGTCCACCGAACATATCACGCGGAAATGACCGGGTGTTCCGCCGTAGTCGTACCACTGCTCGATCTCCGAACGCGGGTAGATTGCAGAGATAGCTTTCAGGGTTGCCCAGTCCGTGCCGTAGTAGCGCCGGACTTCCAGCGCCGTTTTGATGATGTTCCGCTTGGCTTGTAGCGGGTAGCTGGAATCGTACCAGTCCACCTTGAACTGCACGGCCAGAACATCCAGAATCTCTTCCGGCCGAGAATCAATCAGCGTATAGATGCGGATTCTTTCCGCCGCTTCCATTTCCCGCTGATGCCTCTCGCGGTACACCTTGTCCATGATGCGAACCCACGGCTCGTCCGTGACCGCCGGGGGCAACCCTTCAACCAGTCCGGTTTCCCACAGATCAGTCATCTTCGATACCTCCGTAGGTGATCTTGCAGCTATTCAGCTTCGCCACCTGTGTTTCGGAGATTTTGGTATCGACCGGGCCTGTCAGTTTGGGACGCTTGGCGCCCGCTTCACGCACCCGCATGATAAGCTCCGAGGAATCAATGTCCCGGCCTATTTTGCGCTGCCATGTCTGGTAATCCTGCACAGCCTTCTCTACGTTTTCCTGAATGGTCACAGCAGATTTGACATTGCTGGATGCGATGTAATAGGTCAAACCTATGTCATAGGGTACTTCCTCCGGGGCATGGCAGAGAACCAGATCCCCCATCGGCTTTTTGACCGTGGTGAAGTAATCCTCCATGCCCCGGCATTCCTCTTCGGTCGGAAGCCGCCCATCGTTCATCAGAAAATAGATGTGGATGGTATAGCCTTCCTCGCAGACGATCTTTGTGCCGGACACATCTGTGCGCCAGCTTTCGGCAAAGTATTCGTAGGAATCCGCCGGTCCTGCCGTAGAAAAGATGGACGGTGCATAATGGATGCGCCGGGTGAAAGAATCATCGTTCTCCACATCCGTGCCTCCGCTGCTGGCAGATATGTTGCTGACGGAAGCCACATAGGGAATCGGATCAACCAATGTACTGATTTCCCCGACAAGAACCCCGTCGCTCCCGCTGCCGGCCTCATCCGCCACGACCTCAACATCGACAGACAGCTCTCCTGCCGGAATCTCCGCATACTTCGTGGTCTTGAAATACTGCTTTTCGTTGGTTCGCACCTGCGTTCCTTCCGGGATGCTGGTTGCACTGGTTCTGACCGCGGACAAAGTAAAACGCACAACTGCTGTCGCCTTGCCAGCCGCCATGCGTTCCACGCCCACCAGAGGGGCCAAATTGTCCAGATTTGTCCCGGTGCTCGTCGGCAGCAGCTCACCTTTCAGACAGGCCGTGCTGTACTCGATTGTGTGATGAGAGCGATGTGCCAGCACCAGCAGCGTCATGCGGGCATCTGCGCACTGCGCCAAAGACACCGTCCCGTCATACATTTCCTTGTTGTACTTTTCAAACAAAGCCCTGCAGTCGGCTATCGCTTCTTCCAGCGTCTCCCCGCCATCAATATCAATGTCCGGGATATTCTCAAATTCTTTGATTTTAGACAAGCTCGTACACCACCTTCGGGGTTACTACTCCGCGCATTGCATCGCTCTCCGCCCAGTCCACGCGCACCACCCGCGCCCGCGGCTCGAAGGTAGCGGTTTTCTCCGTTACCTCCGCGACATAAAGTCCCTTCGCCACTGGAATCGGCTTATCCAGAAAGACGCTCGGATCTATGCCAAGCAGTCGATCTCCTTCCAGACTGCCTACGGGGGTGGAGCACAGCGTGCGGAGGCATCGCGCAACATCCTGCGCTTCTTCCTGCGTTGCCCTGTCGTTGGACAGTTCAAGCATCGTACTGCTTATGTCAATCATGTGTACTCCTTTATAGTCAGACTCACCTTGCACTGGGTCAGCAGGCCGTTCTTTACCACAACGTCCCAGCTTTCGCTCATGCTGGTTAACCTGAATCTATTGGGGGACAACGGTGCGAAACCGATGATCATGTAATGCAGCTCTCCGTTTTCCACCATTTCCGCCAGTCGGTTCTTCATCCTGCTGGGATTCACGCCAAGGCTGGAATCAAGAAGAATCTCACACTCGTATTCTCTGAGCTTCGGGCCAATGAATTCCGGCTTCGCCTTGCCTTTCAGGACTTCATGATCGACCCAGTTTGCTTCAATTTTGCCTTTGAAGTTGGAGAGCGTGAGCACCCGCAGATGGCCCACGGAAAAAATCACATCGCCAAAAACTCCCACATACATTCCGACACCCCCTTACAGCGGCGCGCTTGTCGGAGCGTTAAGGTTGCCGTTATGCGTATGGTTCACCAGCGACTTGCCCGACACCACTACGTCACCACCGGCGCCCGTGATGTTCACCGTTGCAGCGCTGGCCGTCAGGGTCGTCGCGGTCAACTTCAACTCGCTTGCGGCCTGCACTGTGATGCTTGCCGGAGAATTGATTTTGACCTCGCCGCCCTCGCTGACTGTCACGCTGGCGCTGCCGATTTTGATTTCAAGGCTTTTCGCTTGCAGGATTTTCTTCCCGTCCACAAAATCCAGCAGCTCTTTCGCGTTGGCATCGAACTTCCGGTATGCTTTTCCATCCTCGTTGCAGTATTCTTTGCGGAAGATTTTTTTCTTGCCCTCGGCAGGTTTAATCTTCTCGTTCCAAATCGTACCCAGCACCACGGCATCCTCCGGGCTGTCGCCCGGATGCAGCACCACAACAAGGTCGCCCACTTCCGGCATCATGTACTCCCGGTTGGACAGGAACGGCACCTTCTCTGTTACGGTATCGTCCCGGTCGGGGTAGGTTACTTCGCACAGGCCATTTTCGTAGTCGATGGAGCTTATATTGCCATGTCGTACTTCGCTGCTCATGCAAAATCCCCCTCTTCTACCTTGCTGGCCTTCACCTGCGTTTTGTATCCGCCAGACTTTGTATAAACTTGATCCATCTGGTCGATGAAATATTTTCCGCCCATCTTCCCATAGCCATCCACATTGATGCACTGGGCAGATGCACCCGCCGGGTATCCCGGAACTGTAAAACTAATGGATGTTGCGCCGTGGTTGGCATTCTTGATGGCTGCAATCAGTTTGGCCTTCGCGTCCGCCTCGCTGCTCACCTTTCCGGTAAGCTTGAGCTGACGTTCCGCCGTGCCGACTGTGACGTTGATGCTGATGCCTTTCTGCTTGTTGGTGTAGGTATACACGCCGCCAGTGTAGGTGCCTGACAATTTTGTGTTCCATTTGAAACTGCCCGGTTCAATGCACAGGGCGTTCGGATTTCCTTTCGGCTGTTCTTCGTATGCCGTCCAGACCGCCGGTTTCGCCTTGTATTTTTCCCGGTCATACACCCACAGTTTCGATGCGTATACCTTGATGATCAAAGCGTAATCGTTGCACAAGTTTTGGAGAAAGGCGCTGTCAGTGGCATCCTGTTCCTTTGCATCTATGTCGTGGTCGTCGCCCTCGAACTGCAGTTCCAGCTTATACCGCTCGGCAATGGTTTCCGCGATTTTTTTCACACTGGTCTGTTTCCATGTGAAGGTGCGGGTGCGTTCGCTGAAGCTGCTGTCGTTGGGTTTTGCCACGCCGCTCATAGTCATAGTATCGGGAGCACTGCTAAAACTAGGATTGTCCAGCACGAATGCACCGCACTCTGCACTGTAATCTCGGTAGCCATTGCCGATGCCGCCGATTTCCCAGTTCTTGACAAGGATGGTTGGATAGAGCTTTGCGCCCTTCTCCGGCAGCCACTCATTCTTCCACCTCTTATCACGGGCATTGATGGCGATGCTCATGCTGTCGCTCTGGGATGCTGCCACATCCGTATAGTGAAAACTCTCCACATCATTTTCGATCCGTGCCGTAATATCGGTTTTGTCGTATTTCAGCAGGATCGCCGCCTCGCGGCCTTTGGGTCTCACTGCTGTCAAAACCATTACGCACCTGCTTTCCAAGGCGGCAAGTCGCCGCTCTTTTCCGCAGGCAGTTCAGGTGTTGACAGCACCGTGCCGGAATCGAACCGGACTATGCGGATGAGTTCTGGGTTGTTTTGCATCAGCCAATCGGCTCTCTGCTCACTCCCATATACGTTCAAGGCAATCAGATCCCATGTGTCACCGGACTTCGTTGTGTAATTAAGTGCCATAGTTTTTGCGCCTCATTTCACTTTCGTACCGTTCCATGTTCTCGCAGAAACGCTCAAAGTCATCGTCGAGGATGGAGCGCAGCTCTTCGATGGTCATACCGCCATAGACGGTAAAGTTCGGTGCGTAGACGTAGGTGTTGCCGGAAGAGCTGGTGTAGGTGCGCTGGTAGCTGGTGCCGCCAGTACCTCCCTGTCCGCCAGAGGTTCCACCGGGGTTGTTGTCCTTTCCACCGATGGGCCGCAGCTCCACCACTCTCTGCTGATACTCCTGAAGGTTTGTCAGCATCGAAAGCTCCTGCTCCGTCGCACCGGTATTGTAAACCGTCGGGAAGAAATCCACATTACTCAAGTCGTAGTTGTCCGGGTTCGCGGCATATTCAAGGCGTGCCTTTTCCATGTCCGCGCACCGGATGAACTGGATAACCTTCTGTGCATTCTCGTTTGCAAGAACAGTCTGCGCACCGGAAACAGCTTTGCCGATGCCCATATTCACGGTCTGAGCCACCTTGCCCTGCTCGTCCGACGCCACAGGCGCAGGCAGAGCGGCCAGCGCTTCCAGACCATCCACGGCGTAGTTGGCAATCTCCGTGATGCGGCTGAACGCTACACCCGCATCCGAACCCAGCACCAGACCAGCCGCGACAGGCTGAATCATGGTGCTAAAGCTCTGCGCGATCTGGTTATAGCGCTGCTGCCGCTGTGCCTTGCGGAAGTCGATCAGGTTGGTGTCTTCTTCCGTAAAGCCTCCATCTGCAAGCATCTTCGGCTTTCTGCCGGGCAGCCCCAGCAGGTCGCCAAGGCCGACGCCCAGTATCTTGCCGGCTGTCAACCAAGTGTCGATGTTCTTTTCCCGGACGCCGCGGCGGAAGCTTATGACAGCCTCCGGGCCAGCCTCGCCAGCGATAGACGGTCCCCGCGTCATGCCGCCGTTGGCGAACGCCGGCACAGATACGGGAGACAGGTTGAAACCGAAGGACTTGCCGCCGACCACCGGGACGGGAATGCCGAACAGTGTTTCAGGAATCGTGAGCCGAATCTTGTTCAGCGCGCCGATGATGGCATTGACCACCTTCACGCCGACCGTCGCCACCTGCTTCAAGAATCCGATGATTCCCAGAATCACAGTCTCCGCCACGGGCAGTGCCTTTCCTACCACATCCACGGCCACCTTTATGGCATTGACCAGTGTGGTTCCCACCAAGCTGACCACCGTAGACAGCAGCGGCATGACCGCCGGGATGCCTTTGTTGGCGATAAAGCCAAAAATCTCAGTCAGCACCGGCTTGATGTGGTTCGCCCCCAAATCTACGATTTGAGAGAAAACGCCGGCGAATGATTGAATCAGCGGCATTACGGTCTGGATGGCCGGGATGGCCGCACCAAACACATCGCCCATGTTCAGTCCACCGATACTGAAGCCGGATAACTGCTGCTGGATATTTTGCAGTCCCTCCGGGGTGGAAAGCTGACCGAATACTTGCTTTGCCGTATCGCCAATGCCGGAGATTTTCCCGGTAAATTTGTCAAATATGGCAAGGCCGCCTTCGCCAAACACCGTTCCCACAATGCCGCGAATGTCCTCAAAATGGTCGCCAAGCAGCGAAACGACCGCCACCATCGTACCCAGACTGGTGATGGCCGGGCCGAACGTGCCGAGCAGCGACATGAAGCCGCCGCCCAGTTTCGATGCCACCGGGCCTACGGTCGAGCCAAGGACATTCAGTCCCGCACCCGCAAACTGGCCTACGTTCTTGACTGCGCCAATCGTGCCGCCAGCCAGCTTTGTCGCTCCGCCAACCACCTTGTTCTTGGCGTTTGCCAGAATGGCCGGGCCTTGCGTCTGGTTGAAGATGTAGCCCATCTGCGCAAGAGCGGCCTGTCCACTCAGTCCAGCCGTGCTATTCGCCATCCGCCAGATGGTTCGGCCAACGCCGGTGCCATTTGCAAAATTCATTTTTGCAAGAAGTCCCACGCCGGCCTTTCCGGCTGTTCCGAGTGCAGACTTTCCGATACCGCCCATCGCGGACAGGGTCGCTCCGCCGAAGGACTTCAACCCGGTAAAGATGCCGGGCAGGTTGATTCCTTGCGGGCCTGCAATGCCGGTCAGGATTTGCTTTGCAACACCGCCAGCCCGGACGAACCCGCTTCCGATTGCGGTGTTTCCCAGAGCGCTCACAGTGCGCCCAACGCCCGTGACGTACTTACCGGGACCGGTGTTTTTCAGCACACCCAGCAAACCACCGTTTGTGCTGGCTTCCAGCACATCGTTCACAAAGCCGGCGTTTCCTTTCTTGGTTCCGCTGCGCAGTCCCTTGAAATTCCGCATCGTTGCCCAGATGCCGATGCCTGCACCATCCAGTGTTTGCTGGATTCTTCCAAGGCGTGTCGTGGGCTGCGGCACGCCGATACCGGCCATCTGTACACCGTACTTTGCGTTTTCGGCAAACATCCCGGCGTTCGACCCTGCAAATGCAGCGCCGCCCACTGTTTTCTGAATCAGGCTCGTAGGAGTCAGCGCACCTACCAAGTTTCTGACAGTGATACCGCCGAATGTCCCGCCGGGGGCGCCGCTGGGCTTTCCGCCGATGACGATATTGCCCACCGTGTTCAGCAGGGTTGTGCCAGCGCTGTATGCCGTGGGTGCAAGACTCATCGCTCCCAGCGCTGCAACGATGGCCGTAATGGCTCCCGCCACTTCCGGGCCGTTTTCTGCGGTGTAGTCGATGCCCTTCTGAATCCACGGCAGCGCCACTTTTGCGGCGTCGCCAATGCCCGTCACCGCCACTTGCAGCAGCGGAAGGATGGATGTCACGAGGTTCGACAGGTCAGGAAGGCTTGCGTCGATTTCTTTATAGAAATCCAACTGCATCCGAGTCAATTCCTTTTGGGCGGGAAGGAACGCTTCGCCAACATCCTGCATCACAACAGTTCTGGCGTTGTCCCGCATAAGGCTGAGACTTTCCTGTGTCCCGCTGTTGATGGCAAACTCGCGCTCCATACTGTTTTTGTAAGCGTCGTAGTTGTCATCACTGATCTGAGCAAGTGTCTTTTCCAGAAGGTCAAGATTGTTCGTGACCTTCGCTGCGCCTTCCACCGCCCACTGATTAAACAGCACATTCAAGGTCGCCAGCTTTTTCTCGTCCGGCAGAGCGTTTATCGCTCCAAAGACTTTTTGCAGCGTGCCAGTTCCGTCCTCCTGCATGGACTTTGCCACGCCGGTGGCCGTGAACCCCAGCTCTGCCCACATTTCCTTCTGGGCCTTCGTTGCGCTGTCGCCCTTCGTGATGTTGGTATAGATTCTCGAAATCGTGGTGCCGGTTCGTTCAGTGTCAACGCCGGTGGCCTGCATCGCCGTTGCGATTGCTGCCGTTGTTGCTGGTGCTACACCTGCAAGCTGACCAACAGAGGCCGACTTGTTCACGCTGGATGCAATCTCGGCTGCGGTTGTGGCGTTGTTCGCGCCCAAGTAGTTGATCTGGTTCATCAGACGCATGACGTCATCATGGCTGTAATTAACCCTGTTGCCATCCTCGTCTTTTTTGCTGAACGAAACCTCCCACTTTGCCATGTAGTCGCCCGCTGTCTTGTCGTCCAAGTCCATAGCGGTCGCCGCCACAGCAGTGTCCCGCAGGATGCCACTTGTGAGCTGATTATCTACGTTCTTGCCAGACTGACCCAGCGCAGCGCTCATGGTCGAGATCTGATCCGTCGTGCGCGGAATGTCCATACTAAGCCGCTGGATGCCATCTTCCATCTCGGCATAGTTTTGGGCGAACGTCTTGCCGTTGAAGGCTATCGCGTCGGATGCCTTACCGGAGCTGTCCGCCAGACCATCAACATAACGCATAACGGGGGCCATCTGCGATTCAAGCTTTTTTGCCTCGTCTGTGGTGCGCTTGATGCCGACAAGCAAAGTACCTGTCAGCGCAGCTCCCGCCGCAAGACCAGCTTGCCCAACTGCCCCCAGCGCATTGGTCGCAGTAAGTGCCAGAGAGTTCGTCCCCTGCATCCCGCTCATCAAAGAGCCGGTCAGTCCCCGCACCTGACTTATGGTTTTCGTCAAGGACGGGTCCACCTTGCCCATGATGCGGATGCTGAGGTCTAATGCTCCATTTCCCGCCATACGTCTGCCACCTCGTTATTCAAATCGATCAGGTCATGCCGCGGCATGGAAAGCAAATCGGTGAGGCTGGAATGCGTGGCAACGGACAGTTGAACTGCCGCTCTGCGCAGCGCTTTTCCGCCGCCCTTTACTCGAAAAAACTGGCATCCACAGCGTCGCGCAGCTTGGTGGCCTCACACAGCGGCAGGCCAGCAAAGAAATCCACCGGGTATCCGGTTCCCATACTGGCAATGATGCAGCAGTACAGGTAATTGCGGCCAGTGTTCACCGCAGTAAAGCCGCCTGCGGCCAGACGGCTCTCCGCCGTGGACTCGCTCATGGTGGTCAGCTCACCGACACCGGAAATATCCACGCCCTCAAAGGTCTGCCCTTTCAGCTCGGCCTTTTCGTCGCCTTCGTAGGTATAGGAGTTGGCGAATTTCAGGGCGTGCGAATTGAGCTGCGCCTTGATTTCCTCGGCCTTCTGGCCGCTGTCCATTGCGTTCAGAATTGCCTTCTGAACGTGCTTGATCTTGTTGCGGGGCATCAACTTGTAGAACTCCACAGGCTTGCCGGTGGCTTTCACTGCCATTGCCTGCGCAAAAGCAGTTGTGGCCTCCATCGCAGACAGCGCAGCCAAATCATTCGCAAGGCTGCGCTGAACGTCGATCAGGTCAGCCACGGTCAACTTCTCCGCACCGGAGAGATCCAGACTGTCGTATTCCTTGCCCTCAAACTTATAGGGCTTATCGAACTTCACGATATTTTCCATTGTCGTTTCCTCTCATGTTAAAAAGAATCAGCCGCCCCACACCGGGACGGCTGACTTCCTCATGTATCGACCTTTAGATCAGGGCGTTGATCTCGGCGCGCATATCCTCGCCGTCCACATAGTAGCGGCCAGCAAACTTATCAATGTCGATGACAGTCTCGCCGTCAACCTCCATCAGATAGCGAGTGACCTCCATCGTGGTGCTGCTGCCCATCGTGTCGGCGCGCTTCAGCTTGCCGGGATCCAGCTCCTTCGGGCGACCGCCCAGAACGACGCGCAGGCCCTTGTAGGTGTACCCGCCGGATTTGTTGTCGTTCTGCATAGCAGCGCGAAGGGTAATCTGGATGTTCTTATTGGGGTTCATCATCTTGGTGGCGTAGCTGTACATGGTGTTCCAGTTCAGCGTTGCCTCCATACTCTCGAACTGACCGGGGACGGGCGAATCCACATCGCCTGCGATCCCCATCCCGCTCACGGTGGTGGTTTTGTTCTTGATCTTGGGAAGGGTGACTTCATCTGCAAGACCGATCAGCAAATCATCCTCGCTGTACGCGTTGTAATCGTTGATGACCTGCGGGACCAGCGTGCTGGAAATATTCAGAGCCATAGTTCAGTCCTCCTTACAGAGACAGAGCAGAAGTCAGCGCGCCGGCCTCGTACTCCATCGTGTTGTTGACCTGCTTGAACGGCGGGAACGGCGTGCAATACTGGTAAAAGGAGTAGTGGCCTGCCACCAGTTCCGCCGCCGTGTTCCGGTCGGGGTCCGCCTTCATGCTGTAGCTGGCGCAGACCTCAGTGGAAACATAGACGCTGCCCTTCATATTCTCACTGTCCACGATGCTCTGAAGGCGTTTCTTGTTCATGGGCTTGTCCAGCTTGCTCTGATTGCTCAGGACGAACTCCGCCCATGCGTGGTTAAAGAATCGGCGGACGCACAGGAAGGCGTCCTTGGGGTCAGTGTTCTTCGGGTAGCAGCAAGTCTCGTTGCCCCAAAGAACGAAGTCGCCGGAGCGGATGAAAGTCGCCACGCCCTGCTCGTTCAGCACGTTGCCCTGCTCCTGATCCATGAGCACTTCGGTGCCATCTTCCAGACAGGCGGAAGAAATAGGCACGCTCACGTTAGACGGGCTGGCGTTGGGGGTGTCGTTGTACAGGCTGTCATTGTACACAGCAGCCGCAGCGGCGAGGGAGCTGCCGCTGTAGACCGTCTCGCCGATCTTGCCGTACAGCCAGATGGCGTATGCTTCACGGGAGGTTGCGCCCTGCTTTACCTTCTGGTCATACACATCGGTGTACTTGCGCGCGCCGGTGGCGGAGCTGTCAATGTCGATGAAGCAGACTGCATCGAAAACGCCATTGATCAGGCGGCATTTTGCCTGAAGCGCGGCAGTAACCAGCGGGTCTTTGGAGAAGCGAGGCGCCAGCAGGATGCCGGGAACCATGCCGAACTTCGGGAACACCTGCCTGATGACCTCCAGACCGGTCTCCTTGCCAGTGGACACGCTCACGCCGCCCACAATGTCGGCTGCCGTAACTTTGTCGGGGTCCAGAATGGAGCCAGAAACAGACAGCGTAGTAGCACCGTCGCCCTTGCCGCCAGCGACCAGAGCGATGCTCACCGTACCGTCATCGTTGAAGCTTGCAGTGTAGTCCACATCCGCCGTCAGGGCGGTCGTGTCCTTCTTGACAACCAGCTTTTTCAGCAGGACGCCTTCCTCTTCGATCTCCGCAACGCCGTCATTGACCTGCACGGTCTTTGCACTCATTGCGGTGGAATGCTTTGCCGGGTCCAGCACGTTGATGACGATTGCGGGAGAAACGCCCATCACCTGAAAGCCGGCGCTCATTGCATCGCAGATGGTGTACTTTGCGAAATCGGCAGAATAGCCAACTGCGGTTGCCGCCTCCTTGAAGCTGTTCACCAGCAGCGGAGTGTTTACTGCCGCCTCCGGGTCTTCCAGCTTATTGATAGGAGCAGTACCCACAATGATCCGAAGGCCGGAGTTTACCTTTACCGGTGCGGAAACGCTGGTCGCGGCCTCGGTTTTATTGAAACCATGAGAAACAGCCATTGTCACATCCTCCTTCTTACTTCATCAGGGTGGCGACCTTCTTGTAGAGAATGTTTTCTCTGGTGCCATCCTGTTCGATTTTCATCCGCATTTCGGGCAGCTTGTCGATGGGAACAAGCAGTGCTTTCAGGAGCGGAATCTTCTCCATCTGCTCCTTGAGCTTGCCGGGCAGACCGTCCAGAAAAACGGTGTACCGCGGGGCAATGCCCTTGATGGAAGGGCCGCAGTAGGCTACGGCCTCCATGTTCTCCACGGGAGTCTGCTCGGTCTGAACATCCGCCGTGGTTTTCTTTTCAGTGCTCATATCAAAGCCTCCACTTCTTCATTTTTCAGTGAGTTCGGGGTCTTGCAAATCAAATTCACAGTACCCCAGTAGTAGTGATCCATATCATCGTCCGAAAGCTCCCATGTACGGGGATAGCCCACCTCAAAAGCGCCTCCGAAAACCGGATGGCGCTTGAAATGCTGCATAATCATTTCTTTGATGTTTACGGTTTCCACATAGCCCTGCCGATCCTTTCCCTTGTCATAAGCGCAGATCAAAATCTGCATGAGAACAAGCTGCGGATCTTGGGCGTTATTGACCTCTCCGCTGGTCTGCGTGACGATGATGCAGGGGAACATAGAAGCGTTCGTGTCCACATCATCGTCGCTGTCCGTCAGGATCGGTGCGAACTGCTTATAGATATTGAGGGCCTTTTCCCCCTCCTGCCCCGTGAATTTCATGTCACGGAACAACTCTGTCAGTTCGTCTATCATGGCCTGCTGACACATCTCGCTGGTATAGCCGGTGATTTTCTCAGGCATATCAGATCACGCCCTTTCGCTTGGCGGTGGCGATCAGTTGCCGGACACGCCTCTCAGCGTTATCCCGAAGCATCTGCTCCACCGTCTGTTCCTGCATTTCCCACACGGTACGGTGCATCGCAGAGCCGGAAGGGCTGGGCATTGTGACCAGCTTTTCATTTGGCTTCCAGCGCTTCTTTCCGCTTTCCGTGTAGTCTTTATCAGCAGGCACACCCAACCGGCGCTGTACCATGCCGATGTGTTTTGACTTAAACCGCACCAGGAAACCTTTGCTCTTCTCGCTGGTTCCGCCCAGTGAGATCATGGGGTTTCCTTTCAGGACGTGCGCTTGGAATGTGGGCGGCGCATTGCGGACATTTCCGCCCATGTAGGGCTTGGTGGGGCTGGTTCTGAAATAGCCCAAGTCCGCCCGAAAGGCACCGGGGTCGCCCTTCATGATGGCAAGGATAGCCGTCGGGCGACGGTTGGTAGCTTTCTGCCGCTGGCGCAGATCCTCGATCATACGCTTACCAGCCGTGTTCAGGTCGTAGCGGTTCTTTACCTCAGTCAGCAGCAGCTTGCGCGCCTGCCGGGCCGTAGTGTTCACTGCTACCTTCAGCGCCGCCGGGGTTTTGTCCGCCAGCACGCCAAGAGCGCGAGAAACCTCTTCGTCGTCAACTGCGACCGTTATGGTGGAAGCGTCGTAACTGGTCTTGAAATAGGCCACTTATCTCACCTCGTTCAGTTCTATGCGGTACACACCCGCTTTCAAGGAGCAGGATTTGACCCGGTAGTTTCTCTTGTCCAGTGTGATCTCTGTGCGGCTTCTCGGCATCGGGCCGTAGTCAGCCTTCTTCACATACAGCAGCAAATCGGCCATGTACATTCCTTGGTCAAAGCTCTGCTTTGCGCCACCCTCCCAGTGTGCCGCTCGTTCGGCCACGCCGGGGTGCTGGGTGATGCAGGGCATCAGCGCGCCATTCACATAGCGCTTCTCTGCAAACTCGCCCAAGTTGAAAAATACAGCCTCCACGTCCCGCGCCACGCAGTCCTTGAATGTGGGAAGTGATTTAGGAGCGTCGGGCTTTCCGTACTCCTGATTCACGTCCGGCATATCAGCAGACCTCTGCGACGAGCCACGAGTCCACCTTATCGGGAATGGTCAGCGGACGGGTCTGCAGTTCGAGGATCATACGGTCCGGGCTGTGCGCGACATAAGTGCGCAGCAGACGGGAAGTCGTGGCAGTGATGGTGCGCTTGGTGTCGTCGATGTAGGAGGTCCGGGCATATGCACGCATAAAGTTGGGATTGCTGGGCATCAGCGCGATCTTGTTGTCGTCGATCAGACGTTTGGTGACGGGATTCGCAGGGTCAGTCCAGTTGTCCAGATAGACTTCGCCATAGGTGTAAATGTCCAGATTCGGCTTGTTCAGGTGGCCGATGTAGCGTGCGCCGTTGGCCAGATCCGAGGGTTTGATCAGGCCCATCTCGACGCGGCGGTTATCCAGCATCTCCTTCACGGTGCTGTCTGCGAGGAAAGCGCGCAGGGCGTTCTTGCCCATGATGACGTGATCGACATTCGCGAAGCCGTTGGTGAGCACCTGATCAACCCAATCTTCCAGATCGTCCAGAGGCTTTGCTGCCGACTTGCCCCACTGCTTCGTGCCTTCCAGCTTCACCTTGTTGGTAAAGCCGAAGTCGATGACCTTGTTCACGCCATTGCCGATGATGGGGATCTGACCGTCCATGATGGATCTGACAGCCATCCACTCTTCGCGTCTGGTGGCCGCGTCGTTCAGGCGCTCGTAGTCCTCGGTCAACTGCTTCGCCGCACGGTCCTCCGGGGTCAGGCCAGAATACAGGTCCTCACCGGGCATACGTTCCAGCGCATCCTCCGCAGTGGTGACGGTCATGGGGTTGATCATAGGCGGAGTGAAATTCTCCGTCTTGTAACCTTCATCCCGAAGCACCTCACCGCCTACCAGCGGGTGAATGAATGCGGCCATCTGGCGGTCGCCCTTCACCACATCAATGTCCACGCTCTTGGTCGGGAACAGCTTGATGTTGGTGAAGTACCGATCCAGAAAGAACGTCCGCACCGGGGGTGCGGTACGGACCACCTCAGCAAGATACCGAGGCTCATAAATGCTTACTTCGTTTGCCATAAGTCGTTGTCCTCCTTCTGTTATTTCAGGAAAATTCCCAGATTGCGCAGAGGAACTTCGACATCCTCTGCCGTCACGCCGGTGGGCAGCACCAGACCATCGGCAAAGAACTCGCCGGTCAGGTAGACGGGGACCTCTTCGTTCTCTGCTGCGCTGTCTGCGGCGATACCATACAGACCCGTGAGTGACAGCGGGTTGCTGCCGTCTACCTTTGCGATGGGCTTCACCTTGCCGCCATCGATCAGAACAGGCGCATGAGCCTCAACCGCCGCGCTGGCTGTTTTGGCAGCCTTGGCGATGCCGATGACCGTACCGGCAATGAAGTATTCCGGCTTGGTGCTGAATGTCTTTCTTTCCAGATCCATCTTCACGTCCTCCTTACTTCACGCCGTTCGCCTTGCGGATCGCGTTCAGCAGGGCATTGCCCTTCGCATTCTCCGGCTCCGGGTTTGCGGGCGGCGGGTTGCCGATGTCGTTGGCGCCGGATGCGTTGGCAGCGTTCTCAGCCTGCTTCAGATAGCTTGCACTCTGCTCCTTCTGCTTCGCCTTCATGCTGGCGATGTAGTTTTTGGCGAAAGTCGCGGAGTCAACAGGCTTCGTGAACTTTGCCTCGGTCGCCAGATTCTCAGCGCCGGGCATCGTGGCGTCCTCGATCTCCTGAATGCGGGTGCGTTCGGCGGCGGCAGCATCGTTTTCGATGCTGGCTACCAGATCCGGGTACGCCGCACGGAGATCATTCGTGGTTTTGATTTCCATATCTTTTGCCTCCCCATGAGTTTTGCTTCCCGGCTGTTCCGCCGGGGGTGTATTTTCAGGCCGGGGCGTGGTCTTGTCCATTACCCGGCTTCTGACAAAGTTGGGTGCTTCGCTGAACGGAGTGTTCATGCTGATACTGTTGACAAACAAAACGCCGCCGCGGTTCTCCACCACGGAGTCCTCTGCATCGTCGTCCACTTCGTCCACAAAGCCTTTTTCCTTGGCTTCTGCCGACGTCCACCAGTTCGTTTCATCCATCCACTTTGCGCACTCGTCCTCGGTCTTGCCCGACTTCTTGGCGTACAGAGCAATGATGTTACTATGAATGGTTTCCAGCGCCTTTAAGCAGTTCTTCATGTCCTCCGCAGTCAGATAGTCACAGATTCCCATGCTGACCGGATGGATCATGTAGCTGCTGTCTGCTGCCGCCACCACCTTGTCGGCATGACAGGCGACGATGGTAGCGGCACTGGCGCACAGGCCGTCGATGTGAGCCGTCACAGTGGCCGCGTTGCGTTCCAACATATTGCCGATGGTGTTTGCGGCAAAAACATCGCCACCGCCGGAATTGATGTACACGGTGATCTCTTTCACGTCGCCAAGGGCGGCGAGGTCGTCTGCGAACCGCTTCGGGGTCGCGGCATCCTCCCACCAACTGCACTCGGAAATATCGCCATAAAGCAGCAGTTCCGCTTTCTGGTCATCATCGGCCAGATTGCGGAACTGCCAAAACTTATCATTCTTTGTTTTGGGGCTTGCCTGCGGATTGGGTTTGCTCATAAAGCCCGGCCTCCTTCATTTTTTTCATTTCACTCTTACGCTGCCGCACATTAGCCCGCCAGCTACCGCCGGTCATCTGGGCGGTTTCCTGCTCTGCGGTACTGATGCCCTCTTTGATGCGGAGCTTCGCCGCTTCGATTTCTTTTTTGGCATCCAGATTTGTACGAGCCGGGCCATTCCATGTGCATCCCATATAGGCTTTCGCTACAGCCGGATCATCAAAGAAACCCGGTGCAGTGATGCGCCCACGAGCTACCGCTTCAGCAAACCACTTTTCGTAGGTTGGCTGGCAGAAGTCCGCTGCAAAGCTGTCTCTCAGCACTCCACAGGTGCGCCAAAACTCGTTCAGAGCGCCACGGCTTGCGGAGTAGTTGGAGCTAAACTTCTTGTACAGCACCTCACTCGGAATCTCCACAGCCGTTGCCACCTGATTGGACATGGCAGACATAAAGCCATCATAGGTCGTGGTCGGGTGCTTCGGGTCAAATGCTTCCGTGCTTTCTCCTGTCGCAAGGTCGAACACTGCCATAGGTGCAAGACTGATTTCCATCTCGTCGCGCGGAACATTGGGGTCGCCCGCCTTTTCGGCTGGTTCTTCTCCAAACGGTGCGGCATCGGTCGGCGTATCGTGCTTAATAAACAGCGTAATCGAAGATGCTGCTATTGCAGCAGCCAATTCAGCGTCCGTGTATCTGCCCATCTGCTTCAACGTAGGAAGTGCCGGTGCCAGCAGAGGCACGCCGCGCCGCTGCCCGGCTCGTTCGCGCTGAGTGACACACAGGATATTCGGCTCCCCAGTTTCCGGGTCGCGGGCTTCCACGCGCGTCCATGTCAGAGGCACAGCGCTGTTATACGCCAGCGGGTGTCTGCTAGAAATCCAGTAGGCGACAACCGTTCCGTCTTTGTCGATTTCCACGCCCTGCACTATTTGGAAAACATCGCGCCCATTCACCTTGCAGGGAACTTCTCTGTCCTCCCGGTCAGGACTGCACACTTGGTCGGCCTCAATCAGCCGCAGCTGCAAAGCATACGGCCAGTTGGGGTGCGGATGAAACTGTATGGTCGCAAAAGCATCGCCGTTCATCAGAAACCCGGTGAACGCCAAGGTTTGTAGCCGCCAAAAGTTATCCATACCGGACGCATCGCAAAGCGTACTATCTGCCCACAGCTCGAACTCGCGGGAGATTTGAGCCTGCAAGCGGTCAGCCTGTTCTTCGGTCAGATGCAGATAATCCGCATCTACCTGCGGGGTCGGCACGAGTCCGCTTCCCACCACATTGGTGCGCAGTGTCTTGATGGCGCCTGCCGCCAGCGGGATGCCCATATACGCATCCCTGCTCCGCTTGCGCAGGGTATCAAGATTATCCTCAATATCTTCTTTTGCGGAACCACCGCCAACGCGCCAGCTTCTCATGGCACGCGACACATGAGAAGCACCGTAGTTACCGTAGCCAGTGCCGTTGTTCATCACAGACAGCGCCGAACGTGCCACAGCGCGGCGATACCCTTTTTCGGGCGAGATCGCCGCAATGGCCTTATCCAGAAAATTCGCCATACTACTTCACCACCTTTACACGTCATGCGGAGCGAAATGATAGATTCGGTTTCTGCCCCGGTTCTTTTCTTCTGCCTCTGCTGCAGCCACCTTGTTTTCCCAGAAAGCAATGTTCTCCCGAATCTGCTTCGTGCTGGAGCGAGTCAAAACCATCTGCTCGATCTGGTAGCTCTGCCCGGTTGATACAGCAGCATCCGCTTCCAGCCACATATCGAGATGCCTCTGAGCGGTTTCTTTTGAAATAACAGCCATCGGTTAAATGCCTCCCGATCTTCTTCTGCGGTATTGACGCGGTGCTGCCGGGCGCGGAGCTTCCTCGCCGGGAATCTCCAAGCCGGGAGGATTGCTGATTTCCAGCGCTGCCGTGGCGTAATTTCGCACGTCAAACGCTTCGTTTCGCTTCTGTGCCGGGTCTTTCAGCTCCCACCGCTCCACCTTGCGCCCGCCCTTCCAGCGAGTCACTTTATGCTCTGCCGTCAGCATCGCAAAATAGTTTTCATCGTACCCGGCATCTTCTGCCGCCGGGAAGTGACAGTAGTTCGGCCCCTTGATCAGCACCTTCAGCCGGGCAAGAACATGGCTCTTGCCGGTATCAACGCCCAGCGTGAACAGCTCACCTTTAACACGGTTGTTTTTGGTGGGGTTGCGCAGGTATGGCACATCCATACCGCCGCGGCCTTTGATAGCCCAGATATGCCGGTCCTCTCGTTCTTTACAGAAACGGATGACCTGATCCGGGAAATGACCGCCAGAGTCCATGCAGACAGAGCGCAGGGATAGCTCAGTGCCGTCCTTTTTTCTCCATGTGCGGGAAAGGAACTCGTCCAAATCCGCCCATATCTGGCCTCGTTTCAGGTCGCCGTAAATGCGCTGGTAGCGGATGCCCCAGCTTTCCTTGCCGATGCCCCAGCCCACCACTTCGATTTCAAATCTGTTATCTTGGGTATCGACGCCGGCTGTCAGATACACTACGCCGTCCGGGACTTCCGCTTCGTAGAGCTCGCGGCGGGCATATAGGTTATCCGCCTCCATCGTCTCGCCCGGCTCTTCCCACGGAAGCCCTAAATCCGTGTTGGTAAAAACTTGCATTTTCTCATAGTCGCCGCGCTGGGCATCCAAATCAGCAGCAATGAAGTCTTCTACGATTCTGTCCCATGAGCAGAGAGTGGAACCGATTTTGTTCATGTGGAAGCCCCGCACTGCCCGCTCCGGGTGTTCTGCGTGCCACTTGCCCTGCAGGCTGTTCTTCTTCCACTTGTACTCGCTGTCTAAACAGCCACACTCGGCGCAGCGGTACTGCACACCTCCGTCCGGCCAGTTGGCTTTATCGAAAGCCATGTTGTCCCACACGAAGGGCTGATAAAAGCCGCAGTTTGGGCAAGGCACCGTCCACTCTTCTTGGGTGGATGCGTTGAACTCGTCCAAAATGCGGCTGCTGTTTTTGTCGGTGGGGGTCGAAACCAACACCGTCTTGTAATCCCAGTAGGTCGTCTGGCGCTGTTCGGCCAGCATGACCGGGTCGCCCTCTTTGCCGGCGCTGGCTTTGTAGGCGTCTACCTCGTCCGCCAGCAGTACCTTGATGGGGCGACCACGAAGGTCCGTCGGGGCGTTTGCTCCAACGATAGTCAACTGACCGCCAGCAAAGTTTTTTTTCATGATTGTGTTACCGGAATACCTGCTCTTGTTATCCACGAGGCCGCGAAGCACCGGGGTATCCCGAATCATGGTAGCCAGACGGTCCTTGCTGAAGCTCTCGCCCAGATTCACCGTAGGCTGCACAACCATGATGGGTGCCGGGTAATAGCTCATGTAATAGCCAATGGTGTTTAGGATCAGGCCGTCCGTCTTGCCGGACTGGGCGCACATCATGGCGACCACCTTGCGGATGTGAATGTCCCCTATGGCGTCCATGATTTCCCTCTGGAACGGCGCGTTGTTCGTATCCCATCGGCCTTTTGCTGCGGATGCCTCCGCAGACAGACGGCGGTACTTATCCGCCCACTGACTAAGAGTCAGGTTCGGGGGCGGTTTCAGCGTTCCCAGTGCTCGGCTGAACATCTGCGCTGTCTGCGGTTCCAGATGGATCATTGCCATGTTCACCGCCGCCTTTCTTGACGCAGCTCTCGAACGGGCAGAACTGCTGGATTTCATTCAGCCGAGTTCCCCAGACGCAGCCCCGGCATTTATTCTTCCTGCTCATCTTCGGATTCCTCCACCGCTGGCGCTGCCAGCGCAATATCGGGTTCGCTCAGCTCCACGAGAGCTTCTTGCACGGCTTTCTGCAAAATGTCGTGCGCTTCCACCGGGTCCGTAAGCTGGGCCATTGTTTTCGCGTACTTGGTTGGGATGGTTTCGAGTCTGCTCTTGAAATTTGCGAAAATGGTTTTCAAGCCCCTCTCCACATCCTCGGTGCGGTGCAGGTCGCCTTGGGCTTCCTCCATCCGCATCTTCTCAATCTTGCCGCGGGTTTCCTCCCGCTCGGCGCGGGCGGCGATGAGGCGAACTTGGTCGTCTTGGTTGCCAAACTTGAAAGTTATATACTTCTGGACTGTCGTTTCCGCGTCAAAGACGCCGGGCCGAACCTCAGGCAGTACGCCTTGGTCTCGCAGATTGCGCACTTCACGGTCTGTGATGCACAGCCATCTCGCCATGCCCTTACTCGTGTACAGCATCTTTGTCACCGTCTCTCGGATCTGGTATCTCTCCGGTTGCCCGGATTTTCAGCAGGTCGAGCCGCCGCTTCTCATTTTCCAGATGCAGCTTGTCCATCTCGTTCTTCTGCATCTGCGCTGCCGCCGACAAGATACGGCCATGAATTTTGTTCAAGGCTTCCTGCAACTGCAAGATGCGCTGCGCCGGGGTCTCCTTTTGGTACATACCGATCTGCTGGCTTGCGCCGTCCCGCTTCTGCCTGCCCCGTCCGCCGGGCTTTCGCATATCCATGACGCCGGAAGTGATCAGCTTATCGGGCGGCATCTGCTGGTATTCCTTGATTTTATCTAAGATGTACTTTTCCCGGAGCAGCAGCACACCGATCTCGTGAGAGGTCAACTCCGTGCTGTTCCGGGGTGCATCCTCTACGATTTTCTTTTCTTCCGGGGTCAGCCGGTCAAAGAAGATGGTGGAGTAGGCTCCATCCTTTTCGGCATTCAGATTTCCGACCGGAGCACCACCGCCGGAGTTGCCCACAGCGTTTTTGTTTCCCGGCTGTCCGCCGGGCTTCCGGGTCGTGGGCTGTTCCCAGCCGTCCTTCACCTTCCAGCGGCGGATGGTATCGTATTTGAGATGGAGATCATCCGCCAACTGCCGAAGATTCACTTCTCCGTCTTTCTCCATCCGGGCAATATACTCGGCGCGGGCGGCATCGCGCTCATCGCTTCGCTTTGCCATGTTTTCCTCCAACAAAAAATGCCCTGCCTGACATAAGCCAGACAGAGCATCTATTCTGTGCCGCCGGTCCTGCGGCACCCGGATATGGCAAAGGCCCCTCGGTGCTACTCCACCTTGGGGCCTCTCCTATAATTCCACTATACCAAGTATACCACTAAAACCGTCTTATAACGTCTTATCTTCTGCAATTTGGGGCTTTGAAATGTAAACACTTTATGACATCGGGCGTTATTCCGTGCAGTCAAAGAGCAGCATTCCCATCGTTGCCGTACACAAAACGTAGCTGTGATCCGTGTCGTTCAGGAGATTTACTACTGACACATAATCTCCATATCCGTTTTCCGTCAGCGTATTTTGAATTGCTTGCGACGCAGACACAACAGACGAAACAACATTCTTCCACGCCTTCTCCTGCTCTGTATATCCCGCCTTTGCCAGAGCTGCGCACATTGCGTTGCCATCCGACCAAATGTAGACCGTATATCCTGCATCGTCCTTGTCCAACTGGTAGTCAGAACCAAAGCCCTGCGCCAGCGCATTTTCCAGCAGCGCCGTCATTTCATCCTCTGAAATCTTATGTGCAGTTTCGCCATCTTCATAGTCGGACGTGTAAGGATATTCCAAGTAAACGTACTGCGCGTTTGAATCATCTTTCTTCCTGACCAGCTCTCCTGTGAGGCATTCTCCCTCAACTCCCACTTTGCTGGCAACGCCATTCCAGAGCTGATCCTTCATATCCATTGTGACCGTAAAGAGATATTTTCCCCGCAAAGGTCTGCTACCATGAAACGCATCATTGCTCGATGCCATTCCATTTTCCACCTTGACCGTTTCATTCTTTTTGAAATCATCGCCCGTCAATGTAAGCCGCAGGGTCGCACCTTCTGGAAGATTTGTGTGAACCGTAAAAATTGGACTGTCGCTTTCTCCGCTTGTTTCCACGTTCATCTCGACCGGAAACTCTTTCAACTTATAGGACGTAACATCAACCGGCACATTATTTTCCCATGCCTTATCTTTTTTGTAATAGTCCTCGCCGTTGATGATGATGCTTTCCACTTTTCCATCTTTCGCGCGGGATACAGTTTCAACTTCTGCTGTCGTCACCTCTGTAAAGCCAGCCGCTTGCAGCTCGGCCAGTGCATCCGCTTGTGTCATAGATTTGCACTCTGTACTGCTGAATGGTGCCTTCGCTGGATGCTTCAATCCACATCCAACCATCAATGCGCAACAGGCCACTACGGCGGCAAGAGTTAGTACACTCTTACCCCCCCCC